CAGTCCAGTTGATCTCGGACTTCTCACGATTCTTACGACGATTGGCTTTGTAATAGGGAAATACTTGACGGCGCCAGTTATTACCAGCATCGCATGCGATAATCATCTCGCCGAACTCGTTCTTAAACTTGACATTATAAGCTCGAACAGAGTTTAGCACCATGTGTCGCAAAAGATCTTCTTCGATATCTGCATTCGTGTGGTTTCCAAGTTGTATCATTAGATTGGAAATCATAACCTGCGAAAGGTCCATAATAATCATTTCAATTTCTCACTCTTCATCTGGTAAAGTATACGTATATTCAATTGTACTGTCTTCATTATATCTAAATTCAAATATGTTGTCAGACATATTATGAAATGGATGCTCGAGATTATACTGTCTGTGCAACAATGCCTTGATGCCTTCCATGACTAAGGCTACATCTTTGATGTATTTATCGTCATTGATATCTACGCCATAAGCTCCGAACATATTAATTATGTCAGGAATCATGTCATTCATGACTCCAGCCACGTGTTCTTTACGAGTCTGAGTAACCTTATCATGAATTTCGTCTAAGTTCTGAGGCGGCGCCTCGTCGCGCTTGACACCTGGAAATAAGATTACGTTGTCCGTCATTTAATAACCCTTAGTAGAATGGTGTCTTGATTGATTCGGCCATTCGGCTTCGACTCTACGGTCTTGATCTCGTCCATAAACTTGCGTAGGCTGACTTTGCCTGCACCGAGCAATGCTTGAATAGAAACATCTGGCTTTCGCAAGCTCTTGCTTGTAGAAGTTTCGACATCATAACCGATCAAGGTAGTGCCCTTCACTTGGATTCCAGCTGGACCACTCGAATCATATCGAGCCAACTTCTTGTATTTGGTGTTGTAAGCCCATAGCTGTGTACATCCTACGATCTCTGCTGGATGGACAGAGACAATCTTGAGTGAAGGCTCTTCCTTCTGGTATTTAAGGTTCTTGACCAGATCGACTGCAGACTTTGCTTTCTTCTCACGTGGCTTACGAACCTTGACAGCCTTCTTGTTATTTACATAACGATCGATGTCATCGAAGAAACTCTGCCAAAAGTTAATCCAAAACTTCAGACGCTTGCCGAAGGCTTCTTGAACTTGCTCGTCATTCGACATAATCTCTGTATATTGAGGACGGTAGTAGTCAGCTACGATGCCGAGAATCTGTGCGTTCAATTCGTTCGCTTGACAAAAAGTGTACATCGAGAACTCTTTGCCATCGATGACATTATCGAGTTCTTCTTCGAGACTCGTAATGATGTAGTTGGCCTTCTCACGAATGCGAGCTTGAATATCGACGACAGGCTTTGGCGCATCTTCGACTTCTTCGACAATCTGAGTGGCTGCCGCAAGCAGATTCTTTACACTATCATTGAAATAGTCGAGATTCTTTTGCGGCAGCTCATTGCCATTCAGGAGAATACGTGCAACGTTACCAAGAGTTTTGGAAATCTTCCACTTTGGAAGCTTGCGTAGGAGTGCGAGTTGGTCCTTGGTATAATTCTTCTTGGCATATGTGAAGAACCAGTCGCGTGACTGATCATCAGATGCCATGTAGTTATACCAATTCAGAGCATTGCTATAGCCATCGATTACGATGGGTTCTGAGCCATAGGCTTTGTCATCGATCGACCGAATAGCCGCACGAGAGATCTGTTTGGGTTTAGCTTTAACCTTAATGACCATGTTTACCTCTGTAGTTCCTTGTTTGTATTATTCAATCTACTACAGTTTTGATAATTTGTACATGTTTATTTTCATAGGTCGATTTTATAATTAAAACTTGGACCACCCTTTGGCGTGTACTGCTCTGCGTTTGGCTCCCAACCAGGAGTTCCAACGACCGGTTCCCACTTTTTGTCGATATGTTCCTTCTTGACATATGACCACTTACGAGAAGTTTCCATTGCCGTTTCCATACCATACTCGAGCAATTGATTGTGCACAGCATCGTGTTCGTACATCTCTACGTCATCGAAGACGAAGACTGCGCCAGGATCTGATCGTTCAAGGAAAAACGCAATCTCGGTATCAAGCGCTTCGAGCGTATGAGGACCATCGAAGTGAACTACGCTGTACTTATTGACAAGACTCTTATGCTCTGCATAGACAGGAACACCGTCTGCATAACGATTGAAGAACTCTGTGTCTTCGAGGTTGAACATGTAGAAATTCACATTCTTCTGACGACAATACAGATACATGTTGATCATGCACACGTCGCGCATCTCATTCGTATAGTCACAGCGACCTTCTTTGAAGATCTCGTCACGATAATATTCGATGTTGCCATACGGATCAATACCAAAGACTGGCTTCTCAGGAGTCTGACCGCTTTCTACGAGACCGTCGATGATACGTTGTAGACCACCACCGAGACGGACACCGATCTCGACTGCCGCACCTTCTACACCTTTTGATCGAATGGCTGCGTCAGTGAGTACTTCATAGTTTCCACTGTCTGTGCCGAATTGTGCTTGGATCTGATGGATCGATACTGGTTGTTGTGACATTATGTAGTTACCTTACCTCTGGTTCTGATATATTTAGCAATCATATGCATGATCGCCTGATGGACGTCTTCTGCTGCTTCGTATTCTTGAATATCAACGTGCAAAGAAATATCTGCGAGTTGAGCACACTTATTATCTGGTGAAAATCCTGTCAGAGCAATAGTCTTTATTTTCAATGACTTAGCAGTCTCAATTGCCTTGACAACATTTGGAGAATTACCACTCGAAGAAATGGCTACGAGTACATCGCCTTCTTGCCCGAGTGCATCGAGCTGGAACGAGTAAACATCATCATAAGAGATGTCATTCGCCACGGCTGTCATGAGTGGAATATTTGCTGCCAAAGAAATAACTCTTGGTCGCAGTCCGCCTTTCTTACATCCTTTGGTATAGTCGCATGCCCAATGCTGAGCGATGGAAGCAGAAGCACCGTTTCCAATTGTATAGATGTTGTTACGATGATTCGAAATGCTTGTCAACCAAATGAGTTCGGCTGCCTTTTTAAATTCTTCATGATCGATACTTGCAAAGCCGATATTAATCAAGCCCATATGATCGAATATAATGTCAGTCTCGATAGACAACTCTTGCTCCTTCATGTGCGATGCCTACATCGAGGCACGTTCTGTCTGAAAATTCTTGGCGGATCAAGTTTTTCTGATCTGTGATTGCTAGCATGTATCCGCCGCCTCCTGCTCCGAGCAGTTTAGATCCGAATGCTTCTGCTGATTGGCATCGATCGTACATACTATCTATCTCTTCTGAAGAGATGCCTTCAGTCATCTGTTTCTTTAATATCCATGCAGCATTCAACAATCCACCATAGTCAAATGGATTTACAGCTTGAGTGCTTTGCATATCTGCCATATGAGCAAGCTCACGAATTACAAATGTCTTGGCTTCGAAGTTAATCTTATCAAGAATCTTTGCTGCATGATGCTCTACGTTTGTAGGAATCAAGATTATGTAATTCTCGATTCCCATTGTATCTAAACGCTTTACAGTGATATTACCGCTGTTCGAATATTGAATATAGTTCATACCGCCGAAGGCAGATGCAAACTGATCTTGCATGCCAATCTTCCAACCGCATAGATCGATCTCGATGTGGCAAGCAGTCTTTGCGATGAGATAAGGGTTTACGTATTCGTAACCAAGATATGCTGATAGCGCTTTAATCAAGGCACAAGTAAAAGCAGACGATCCACCGAGACCGTTGCCGATCGTAGGGATGTCTGCGAATGATGTGATCTCGATGTTGGATTTGATACCGAAGAATTTCAAAGCGTTCTTGACAATATCGTTCTGAAGATCCTCAACGTTCTCTACACACTCTTGTTTCGAATAAGAAACTTTGATGTGGTCGTGAGGAGTATGCATGACTGCTACATAGACATACTTGTCGATGGCAGTTGAGATGGTTGCTCCACCCCATTGCGCAAAGTGGGCGGGGATATCACTACCCCCGCCGAAAAAACTAACTCTGAGTGGTGCTTTGGCCAATATCACGGTGTTGTTCCTTTAACGAAGCGATGAGTCCCTTCCACTTGGGAATTACAGAATCCCAACCGAAGCGAGTGTCTGCGTAGGCTTTGACGAATGACATCATGTTAGTAATGTCATTATTCTGTACGTTCTCAATAGCATACATCAGAGTGTGTGCAAAGATGTTAGCATGCAGATTTGGATTCTCATGATCACCGTCATACTGTACGGTCAACCCACCCGACGTGTCAGCCAAAGCAGAGAAGTTAGGATGAACCGCCAAACAACCAGCTGACATAGCTTCAATAAGAGACCTGCACGAAGTTTCCGGCCAGATACAAGGATACGCAAAGATGTGGGCTTTTTGATATGCGGCACGGACTGTCTCCTGATCTGCCCAACCATGATAGTTGATTTGTGGGTGCTCTTTCATCCGATCGAAGATAGGTTTGTACGCTTCGTCGCGACTCTCCCAACCTGGACCATAAATGCCGAACGAAGAGTATACGTCTAGCTCGATGTTAGGATATTTCTCGGCGAGAGCGCAAAAGACAGGAACCAGAATCTCCAATCCACGATGAGGCGTGGACGTATAAATGAGACGAATCTTGTCCTTTGGTTTGTCAACGAGTGGAATAGGCTCGATGCCTGTTTCGATAACTGTTGAATGATTGCTATATGGAACTCCAAGATAATCACGATACTGTTGATACTGCCAGTTAGAACTGAAGACCAACTTTTGAAAGCGAGCTCGAGAAGCTGGATCTTGAAGGTGTGAAGCTTCCGGATCACCGGCGAGATCATGTAAATGATAGATCTTAATTCGGTCAGGATCGAGGTCGCGGACGCGAGCAGTGATAATTTGGACACCATCGAGTTCATCACTTGAAAGTCGGTGGAAAAGATTTCGAGTGGTAAGTTCTGTTCCACCATTCGAGTCCTTATTCAGTTCGTTCAGTTCAATCTTATCTTGATTATTCATTATTTTTGTATCCATTTACTAAAAAGTCATCGTACTTCGCCTCGATGTCAACACTTTTAAAAAACTCAACATCACTCATTGCCTTGTCATCAATCCATACGTCGTATGACGGTTTTCCAAGACGAACTTCATGGAACTTGCAGCCCCAATCATTGAGTTGTTTATTGGTAAGTTCGGTCCAATCGATTCCTGATCCTGAACCTCGGGCTGTCCAATAAATGATGGTATGCCCTTCGTCGTACAAACTATTTATACGATCAATACGGTACTGATATGGGCACGCAAGCTCATAACGATGTCGACCATCTGTGCATGGAGTTACACAGATGGTCTGATCAATATCTACCATGTAGATCATTCGTGGACCATGTATCCAAGGATCGAATCATAGCGAAACGATCTCCAGCCTTTGTTTTCAATATCCCATACGGCGAGTACATCTGGATTTGGAGTTTTCTTTTGCACGGCTTCTTCAAGATCAGTTTGTACTGGAAGAAGATCTGGTTTCAGAGTGCAAATTAACTTGCGTTCTGTTCCATCTTTCTTTACAAACAAAACATTAACTACATTTTCAAATAATGTTTTCTTGAGATATTCATTCTGCCAAGAAGCTTCGTTCTGGTCTGTCGTACCATTCAACGAGTTTGTCATAACCACCTACCTTTTCTGTGTCAATTATAATGAAAGGAACTGTTCTTACGTCTGGAAAGTTTTCCATAAACTCTTCGCGCGTAATATCTTTTCCTATCTTCTTCTCTATATACTGTTCTCCTTTATTTGTAAACAAGTTTTTCGCTTGTACACAAAAAGGGCAGTTGTCTTTCGTATAGATTAGAATATTCTTAT